CGGTCGAGAACAGATCGCTGGTCGAGTCCACCACCATGAGCAGGCGGCCAGTCACGTCAATCGGGCCCGCGAAGTTCTGGCGGGGGCCGTTGGTGCTGTTCACCGTGAAGATGGGAGCGGTCTTGCGGTCAATCTTGATTTCGCCCTCTTGGACGTAGCTGATGACGGTGCCACCCGAGACGGTGTTGCCGGAGGCCGTTCCGCCGATGCTCACCGAGACGTCCCAGCCCGGAACCATGTGCTCAGCCGAGTAGGAGGGGCTGAAGCCGGAGGGGGCTGAGGTGCCTGAGGTGTAGGGGTTGGCGATGAACTTGATAGCGGCGTCCGCGGCCTTCTCTGCTCCGAACGTGATGGTCGCGTCAGAGGCCTGAGCGCCGGACATCGTGAAGTAGTTGGCACCGTCGAAGTCGACAATCGTGTAGCTCTTGGGCTGTGAGCCGTTAGCCGCGTTCGTGTAGGCCGAGATGGCGTGGGTGTAGGGGCCGGTTCCGGCGAGCAGGTCATTACCGCCCAAGATGGAGGTGATGATGTTCGGGAAGGTGTCGGCGTAGATGTAGGTCTTGAAGTCATACTCGTCGTGACGAACGCCCTGGATCTGGTCGTAGACAGACACGGGCGAGCCACGGAGAGCCTCGTCGCGCAGGAAGCGCTGGTTGGGCGTGACCTGAGGCGTGTCTACCGGGATGTAGACGAAGCCGGTGGTCGGCGCGGTGCCTCGGGTCGCTTCGGGAGCGAGGCCGAGATAACTATTGCTGGAGAGGAACGTTGCCACGTTATTTCCTTACTTGCTAGGGGTTTGGTCGGGAGCGGGTTCTGCGGGCGCTACAGGGGCTTCTGGGGTGCTCTGGGGCGCTTCTGGTGCCACAGCCCAGCGACCGTCGGCGGGGTCAGCCGCGAGGTCGTAGGACTTGCCGGGCTCGGCGTAGAGGGCGGCGCCGGTGGTCAGGTCGATGATGTCGACGTAGACGCGGGCCACGGTGTCGGTGTAGGTGAACATTTATGCTCCAATCAGTTCTTCGGTCACGATGAGTCGCACCGAGCTGTAGATCTGCGTGACTGAGCCGGTTCCGGTCAACAGTCGAGGGTAATACGAGGTGACTTCGATGTCCATGCCACCACTGCGCCCGCCTTCACCCCACTGGAAGATGACTCCCGGGGCTCCGGCCTGACGGTCTGCGCGGATAGCGGCCACGAGGCTGTCGAGGAAGGCTTCGTTGTCCGAGCCCGCGTCCTCGCTCTTTTTGTGGGTCGAGCGTAAGAAGCAGTCCAAGACCACCTCATACTCCACCCACTTGCGCCCGTTGTGAAGGCCTGCCAGGGCGATGCGCTCTTCACGCTGTCCGGCGAAGTAGATGTAGCAGATGACGCCTGAGCTGTGGCCCGGGTCTTCGCCCGCGAAGAACTCCATCTCGGGAGTGAACTTGGCGGGGAAGGGCTTGACCGTGGACAGGTTCGTGATGCTCGCACCGTTCAGGTAGTTGACGATGGCTGAGCGAACCGTGGCGCGTGACATTACGAGCGACCCCAGACAACCTTGAAGTCATCGAGCAGGTCGTAGCCCATCATCATGTCGGACTCGAAGCTCTTGGTGGCCTGACCCGCGTAGGTGGGCTCTCCGATTTCGTTGAGCACGAAGCCACCCTGACCGCGCTGCTTGACGAGGCCCACGGTGAGGTGGATCACTGCCTGCTTGACCGAGGCCGGAAGGGCGGAGAGGTTGCAGCCGGTGCCGTGGTTGTGGGCGAGGCCAGCCGTGATGGTGATGGTCGAGGCGCCCACCGAAGCGATGGTGACGGTCTCGTTGTTCATGCCATCCCACAGCGTGACGGTCTGCCCCGAGTAGAAGCCCAGAACGGACTGCACCGGGAGCGAGGTCGCGCCGATGGTCACGTTCGAGCTCAGGAAGGTGTTGCCGAAGCCGTTGACGTAAGTCCACTGGCAGAACTGCTCGACGTCGATGCCCTGGTTGTAGCCCACGATGCCGAGCGAGCCGTAGGTGGTCGTGATGTTCGACAGGCCAGCGGTCGCCGTGATGATGAACTGCTCGCGCTCGATGCTGACGTTCGAGCTCGTGATGGAGTAGGTGTTCAGGTTGCCCGGGTAGAGGCCAGCGCTGAACGAGCGAAGTTCCAAGATGGGCCAGAACGAGGGGTGAATGATGAACTGCCCGTAGCGGTTCTGACGGTAGCGCCCGTTCTCCGTGTTGAGCGTCGCTGAGAGGGTTCCCAGCGCTCCGTAGACGTGGCGGTCGGCCATGTCGGAGGCTCGCACGATGAGGTCGTGCAGGGCGCGGTCTTGGACGGCCTGAGACGCGCCTTCGATGAGGTTGGAGAAGTCCAGCGAAGAAGCGGTGGGGCTGAACTTGACTTCATCAAGGGTGACGTAGGGCGTGCCTGCGCCTTCAGAGAGCACGAAGGGGGCGATAACGGTCATGTGCTACTCCTGAACAGTGTTAGTTGATCCGCACCGGCACTTAGCAAACAGCGCGAGGAAGCCGCAGTCTTGGCAGCGATAGCCCTTGCAGTTGCGAAAGGTGGTTCCGGCCTGAGCGAAGTCGCCCGACTTGACCAGCGCCTGCCCGACCGCTTCGGGAACGTGAAAGGTGCCGTCTTTGTCGCGCGGAACGGGTGCGCTGTCGTTGACCGTGACCTCTTTGAGGTTTGGATTAGATCCGACAAGTCTCATAGTTATCTCTCCCCAGAGAAGGAGGGAGCCGGTGGGGCGAGGGGAGAACACCCCACCGGCTCGACCTCAACTCCTGCTATTGCAGGATTGGCACCAACGACTAGGCGTTGATGTTCGTGATGACACCCGACCAAGCCGGAGCGCGACCCGCGAGGGTGGTCTGGCTGTAGGTGGATGAATCATAAGTCATTCCGATTTGAGGCCAATCGATGACCATGGTGTCGACCACGTTGTGGATTTCCCAGCAGTTGCTGACGCCCGAGTCCGGGAACGGCAGCTGGTTCTGCAGGATGACCGCCACGCCCGCGGGCATGAAGCGGTGGGTGACGAGGTCAACCATGCGGCCGGTCGCTTCGTTCTGAATGGCCGAGACCATCGAACCGACGGCGATGCCGTCCTGTCCGAGCTCGTAGTTCAGGCGGTAGGACTGAGCGCTTGACTGGCTCTGGAGGCTCTTGGCCAACGTGCGACGGATCGACGCAGTGGTCACGATGGCCTCAGGGTCACCCATCACCGAGTTGAACAGCGAGATGAACGCGTCCTGGAAGTCACCAGCGGGCTCGCTCGAAGCGAGGCTGCCGTTGAGCGCCTTGACGTATCCACCGTTGTTGATGATGGTGTTGATGAAGCCGTCGTAGCCCAGAGCGTTGCCCGAGCCGTCCGAAGCCCACGAGTAGTCCACGGCCGGAGCCGCGCTCGAAGCCGCGAAGGTCAGACCGGTCTGGCCCGAGGTGGTGAGCTGCGTGGTCGCCTTGAAGTTCGCCGACGCGGAGTCAACGATGTAGACGTTCAGCGCAACGGTGCCCGCGGGGATGGTGCCGGTGTAGGTCACCGACGCGCCCTTGCCAGCGGACAGGGTCACGGTGCCAGCCGACAAAGCAGCGGTCTCACCGAGGGTCGAGGACAACGTCACCTTGATGGTGGCGGTGCCAGCGGCGGCGCCGGTAGCCGAGGCGGTCGAGTCAGCGGAAGCCGTGAAGGTCAAGCCGGAGGTCGACAGCGCAGCAGCGCGGCCCTTCAGGTAAGCCTTCTCTTCACCGAGCATGTGCGCCCAGATGAGAGCGGTGTGGCTCAACTGACGAAGGTCGGTGTAACCCATGCCAGCGAACTCAGCCTGGAGGCTAACGCTGTCGGAGTAACCGAACTCGCGGAACGGGAGCACGATCTTGTCAGCGGCGTAAGCAATCTTGCCCGGACGGTTCAGCGACACACCACCGAAGGAGGTAGCCGAGGAAGCCGAGGAGAAGAAGCCAGCGCCGTTAGCGCTCTGAGCGCCACCGATCTGGTCAGCGACACCACCGACACCGGCGTTGGTCACGCCAGTGATGCGACGGAACTCAAGCGCCTGACCAATCGCCTTGATGCGAGCGGTCTTGTTGCGGAAGTAGAGCTCCTTCGGCACCAGGAGCGAGAGCACCGGGTCGAGGTTGTAGGGAACGAGACCGGTGATACCCGACGTCGAGTTGTTCAACGGCGAGGTAAGGGTCAAGTCCTTTTCGATGTTCGCGAGCGCGCCTTCGACAGCGGCCAGCTGGTCGCCAGAGACGGCCTTGCTGATTTCGCTGCGGAGCGAAGCGATGGAGGCGTTGTCCTCGCGGATGGTGACGGTCTTACCGTCGAAGCCCAAGCGACCGGCAGAGTGCGCGGCGAGGGTCTTGGAGTGAACGGCGCTCAGAGCGGACTTGTAAGCCTCGAAACGAGCAACGCGCTCGCCTTCCGGCAGTCCACCGAAGAGTTGATCCACTGTAGGGGCGGCGTAAGCCATTGTGGGTTCTCCTGTGTTAGGGGTTAGAGCGTTTCAGCTTCGGCGTCGAGCTTGTTAGCCTCGGCCAGATACTGGTTACGCAGTTGGGGGTCAATCAGTGATGCAGCCGTCATGCGCAGGCTTTCGGCCTGAACCTGAAGGGCAGTGACGCGGGCAGACTTGTTGGACTGCACTTGCGTCTGGCGGAGGGCAGGGCCTCCCGGTGCCGCCATCTCACGGATCTCATCCAAAGCCGCCTTTAGCGTTAGAACGCTCTCATGGGCTTCAGCGAGTGCCGCCTTTGTGGTTGCCATTTCCTCGTCCATGCCGAGCGCCTTGCGGAGCTCTTCACGGAGGTCGGTCTTTTCGTCAGCGGCGATTTCCGCCACTACGGTCTTGACGATGTCGGCGGTAACGCCGAGTCCGACGAAGGCCGGAGCCTTGTCGTCGTCATCCCAGCCGGTGAAGGGGGCTTCGGTCTCATTTTCTGAGGCCTCGCCAGTCCACCAGTCGAGGAACATCGAGAGGGTCACGACCAACTGACTCACGTCAGCGATCTCGTTTTCGGTGCCCGCAAGCATCTCGTCGAGCTCAGCCTTGATGAGGGCGATGAGTCCGGCGCGAACGGCGTTCAGGTCAGCGACATTGTGCTCGGCGTCATCGGCCTTCACGAGGTCGGCGTCGGCGCCCTTCCAGTTGTCGGGGATGAGCTGTTCCTTGCCGAGAGCCTTCGCCCGGGCGATGATGTGCTCTTTGACCTTCGCCTTGTCTGAGGCGCGACCGTAGGACTGGATAGCGTTCTTCAGGTCGCTCACGGTCTTGATGGGATACGAGCCGTCAGGGAGGGCTTCTCCGGCCTCAGCCGCGTCGGCGCGCTCCTTGTCCGAGAACGCACGCTTCATGGCCTCAGCGACAGCCTCAGCCACCGCAGACTTGATTTCGTGGTTGATGTCGTCGGCCAGCGAGGGGTTGCTCGGGCTGTCCTGCTGGATGTTCTCGTGCTCGCCCAGGGGCTCTTCGCCAGAACCGCCACAGCGCTCACAACGGATTTCCGTCAGGGCGTTGGCGTCGATGTTGGCCTTGTGTCCCGAGCCACCACAGACTGAGCAGGGCTGGAACGAAGCGGAACGGGGCTCGAGGGGAGCACGCTCGCCAGTGACCGGCACTTCGCTGCTAATCATTTCGGTGTTGATGTCGGTGCCTGATGCGAACTTCTCGTCCACGGCCACTCCCTTCACTAATACGCCGTCAACTGACTTGGCGATTTCAATAACGCACGACGGGTTTGCCGGACGATCTACAAGGCTGAGTTCCACGACGGTTCCGTCAGTGATTCTTCCGCCAGGGGCAGCGGCATCCTTCACGACGCGAGCGCCCTTGATGCCGACAGAGAAGCCCGTGTAGACGCCCTCTTCGACCATCTTGGCGGCCTGCTCGTCAACAATCTTGGCGGTCACCACGAATCCGGTGCCGGTCTGCTCCATCTCGGTCGCTTTGCCGATGGCCTTAGCCTGGTGCATCTCGCGGATGTTGCCAACGGCGAACCAGTCGGGCAGGGCAGACTTGAGCCACGTCGGGTCGCAGATCTGCTGGTCGAGGTCGAGCGTGTCGTCAGAGGCCAAGCCCTTGACATACATGTAGCCGTCAGGCCCGCGCTTGGCGGTCAGATTGCCAAAGTAGATGCTCTTGATGTTGTCGGTCACTATTCCTCCGTAGGGATTGTGTCGTTTGCGTTTTCAGGTAGGACGATGGCGCACCGGCAGTTCGGGTGACGGTCGTTCCAGGCTGAGAGGTCATCGAGCGCGTGCAGACCCGAGGCTTCCTCGCAGTAATCACACGCGCCTTCGTAGGCCAGCCACTCCCACTGGGGGTAGCCCGCCATGCCGATTTGGTCAAGATACGACAGGTTCTCGGCAATGTTCACCTGCGTCACGGCAATCATGTCGGCGCGAGAGTCCGACGCGATGGCGTCCATGACGTCCGAGGTGATGTCCTCGACAGCCTTACCGATGAGCAAGCCCTCGGCAATCTTTGCAGCTGCACGGGTCATGCTGTTCTGCATGATCTGCTGTGCACCGGAGTCCACTGACCCCAAGATGCCAGTCGAGCGCGAGCCGGTAGTCGAGATGGCCACACCGTCAGCCGCGGCTCTGTCGGCACCCGCCTGGACAGCGTCCTGCATGGCGCTACCGATGGCCTGAGCCAGCGGGCGAGAGTCGGCGCTCATGTTCTGAGTCACCGCATGTTGGGCAATGGCCTGCGCGTGGTCGGGGCTATCAGCACCCTGCGCGTGAGCCTGCGAAACGGCACGAGAGACCCCTGAGACGGCTTCTAAGGCGCGACGGATAGCACTGCGGTGCTTGTCCTCGATGGCTTTGCGCTGAGGGTATCCCGGCAAGTCCTCGGCCCTAGCCTTGACTAGAGCCTCTCCCATTTTGGGTCGGCAGTCACAGCCTTCTCGGAAGCGGCGATGCGCTTGGCCCATGAGTAGCCAGCGTCACCACCCCACGCGTCCCACGCCACTCGACCAGGGGAGGGGAAGCCCTCTTCGCCAGACGTGAAGCCGTCGGCGTCCTTGTCGCTCTGGTGGCGGTCGAAGTAGGCCTTCATGCGCTTCACGGTCTCCATCGAGACACCGTGACCGGCAGCCAAGTCAGAGGCACGCTTGCGCCCGACGTCGGTGAAGCCGGAGCCCGCCTTGCCGTCAGCGATCCACTCGAGGGCGCGCTTGGCGGCGGCCTGAACTCCTGCGGGGGGCGTGTAGGTCTCGCCCTTCGTGATGGCTTCGCCGTCGCTGTTCAGGAAGAAGGCTTCCTCGTCAGAGATGGCGGTGAACTCGAAGTTGCGCCAGGCGCCTTTCTTGGAACGGGCCTTGACGAACTTGGAGAAAGCGACGAGCTCGCTCTTTACACGATTTGTCGCGTCTTGGCTCTCACTTTGAGGTGCTTCACCTTGTGCGCCTTCTTGGCTTTGGCTTTCTTCACCTTGTGGGCCTTGTGCAACCGGCTCATCCTTGTCTCCAATCGTTTCGCCGTTAGCAGCGACGTCGAGCGAGCCCTTCAGGAACTGCGGGCCGGTGGCGGTCACGATGAACGGCTCGTCGGCTTCGGGCATGTCGTAGAGCGGGAGGCCGAGGTCACCGCGAACGTCGTTCAGGGTCATCTGGCCGGACTCGAGGGCGGTCTTGAAGCCCTGCGCCTTGACCTGCTCGTTGTCGGCGTTGGACTCGTCGTTCAGGTTGAACGTCACGGCCTTGCTCATGCCGAGGAAGCGACGTGAGAGCCCGTTGATGAACTCCACGACGTAGGCTTCCATCGGGCGCTGTGAGACCGCGTCGGTGCTGTCCTGCTGGCCCTTGTGCTCACCGGCACCACCGAGACCCGAGCGAGGGACAACGCCCAGCGCGGAGGGGGTCACGCCGAAGCAGGAAGCGATGCGCTTGATGATGAACTCGTCATACTCGGGCTTGTATTTCTCGTCTTCCGAGGGCATGGCGACCGGCTCGAAGCCGTCCGGGAGCAACTTGATGCGGTGGCGCTCGGCAGTAGATCCGCTGAGCTTGTCGTTCAGCACGCGCTCGAGGGCGGCCAAGCGAACGGGGTCATACTC